GGGCGTTTGAACAAAAGTGTCGTGATCACTGGGAAGATGATTATTACGGCGACTATGATGAAGATCAAAAGAATGGGCCGATGGTTGGTAGTTTTAAATGGATTGACCATGAAGGACTGAAAACACACCAAGAACGAATGTCAAATGGCTTCAGACTATTTGGTAGATATTATGAAAATCTCTGGGATTAGTCTTGGTCGGCTTCGATGTGCTTGATATACTCTGACATTGAATGATCACCAAAGTTATCTATCTTACCTTTTTTAATTCCCATCCACATGCCGCGAATTCTATCTTTAAACATCTGCCAACCTGTAGGTTTTCTATATTTGCCATAAGCATTTAAGTAATGCTGATTGCCGTGATGCACATAACCCATTATTGCAAGAGGAACAGTTGTAACAATATCGTTGTTGTTCTTCCAGCGATGATGTGTTACGTTTAAACTATTGCAGTAACCTCTCCAACCCACACGTGGTGAACCATAAGTGTAAAGTTCAATAGGGTCGTTTAATTCTTCATCATGCATACAACGACTTGCCATAATAGTAGCCATTGCCGCACCTAAACTATGTCCACAGAACCAAAGTGTTTTATTTAAATTAACTTTTCGAAGTAAATCTTCTTGCAAATCAGGCCAAAGATCATCTACTTCTTGCTTAAACCCTCTATGTACTCTACTAACAGTTTCAGCCATCACTGGTGTTGCTTTCAAATCTGCTTTTAAATCATTAAATTCTGTCGGTTGTGTTCCACGACATGCAATTACAATATCAGTCTTATTCATAAAACGATATGCTTGCGCCCCATCTTTATTGTAGAATTCCACAGTTGTAAACCCTAATTTCTTTACTTGACCTTTTGCTTCTTTTATGTTACTATAAGCAATACTTGAAAGTTTAGCAAATAATAGGGATCGTTCTTTGAAATTCAATTCGTTTATTGACATATGCCCATCTCCTAAGTTTACATCTATATTTATTCTAACGCTAAATACTGTAACGGAGTAACTAATGAAAAAACGTACTAGAAGCATATTGCAAGAATTAAACACCGTTGGGCGTTCTAAGAAGAATAACGACCATTTAATTGAAGCCACGGGCAATAATATTATTGAAAGTGCAATTAATCTATTAAATAGAATTGCAGAAACGTATGATGATACAACTGCAACTGAACTTGAACGTAGATTTTTAAACTCAATTAGAACTGGCGATCCTCGTAAATTTAAAAGAGTAATGTCAAAAGTAATGGAATCGAAAAAATGAAGATAAATGAACTACTAAACGAAGCACCTAAAAAAGCAAAATCAGATAATCGAAACTGGGTACAAAAAGCGGATGATGCTGTTCGTGGTAGTTTTCCTATGAAAGCAATACAAACAATGCAAGGGGCAATTGGTAAGCCAGGCCCAGATGAAAAGAAAGTAGACAAAACTAAAACAGTTACTAAAAAAGGTACAAGAATTGTATCAAAGCAAGTTCCTAATAAAAAAATAGAAGTATTAGATCCAAGTAATATGCCAGCGGTAGCAGTATTTAAAACTCCAAGAGGAGAAACATACAGTTGGGATCCAGTAAAGAAACTATGGAATGGTAATACTGAAGATGGCAGATTGTTAAAACCTTTAGATGTTAAGCGTGGTGTAAAATTTTACAACAGCATTAAAGATCCTAAAATGAAAGATGCAAATGAAAGTATCAATGTCAAAGGAAACATTTTAAAAGAAGGTGGAAACATCTTTCAAGGTACAGCAGACTTTGATCAAAAAATTATTCCAGATATGATGAAACAGATTAATGGTGTAATGACCAAAGCAGGAGTTAAGGCATTACCAATTGGGTCAGGTGCAACACCACAAGCAGGTAAGATGAGTGGCGACTTGGATATGATTGCAGATGCAGGACAACTTATTAAAAATTTAAAAGCACCTGATGTTAAAACTGCAAAAATAGAATTAGAAAAGATGTTCCAACAAGCAGGATTTGAAACTAAAAAGACAGGACAAATTGTACACGTTAAAACTAATGTAGGAGGCCTTGCACAGCAAGTTGACATCATGGTTGTTGACAATGGCGAGACAGCAAGCAAATTCCATGTACATGATATACCTAAAGGTTCACCATACAAAGGTGTACACAAACAAATTATGATTGCAGACCTTGCAAAAGAAAAAGGCTTCAAGTGGAGCCCTTACAAAGGTTTAGTAAATAGAGATACAAATGAACTTGTAAGTAATGACTTAGATAATATTGCAAAACAATTAATAGGTCCTAATGCAACAGCAAGTGACTTAGGTTCAGTAGAAAGTATTTTAGCAAAGATGCCAAGTGCAAAAGAAATTGTAGACAAGTACGAAGCAGATCCAAATAGTGCGTGGATGAAAAAGAAACCACAACAAGAAAACAACGAGATTATAGATGCGTTACGTAGAATTTAAAGAATATAAAAAAGGCAAAGCAGGACAACTTAAAGGCAAAGATGCCATTAAGAAAAAAAGCAAGCCCGGCGGCAACGAAACTCCGCATCCAGCAAGAGGTAAACTTGTAGGCGAAAGTCTTTACGAAGCAGATGCACGTATCCAACATGCAGAAGATATTGTATTTTGGGAAGGTAGCAAAGGCGCAATGCGAGCATTAGAAGCATTACGTAATATGGCTAAAGAAGATCACAAGAACGTTACACTTAAATGGGACGGATCACCTGCACTTATTTTTGGTCGTGATGAAAATGGAGAGTTTATTTTTACAGACAAATCAGGCTTTGGAAAAAAAGGCGGGGTTGGTAGAACCAAAAGTCCAGATGCAATCAAGCAAGAGTTACTTAATCGTTCAGGCGGTAAACTAAAAGACGATCCAGGTCGCATAGCATTCGCAGACAAGATGGCAACTATTTTTAGTCTATATGAAAAGGCAGTTCCAAAAGATCACAGAGGATATTTCAAAGGTGACTTATTATATTATACTACTCCGGAAGTAAAAGATGGACACTATACATTCAAACCGCAAACAGTTACATACAATATTGATGTAAAAGGTGACTTAGGAAAACGTATAGGCAAAAGCACAACAGGTATTGTTATACACAGAGAAGTTGATGCAGAAGGTACTGAAGGTCCATTTGTAAACAAAGATATATTTCAAGGTACTGATGTGTTTGTAGTTCCAAGTGTAACAACAGTAGCACCAGTAGAAGTAGACACAGCAGTATTAGATCGTGCAACAGCAGTAGTAAAACAAAATGCACAAGGACTAGATGCAATGCTTGATGAGCCTAGTCTTAGAGCAAAACAAATGACAGATTTGCCTAAATTATTTTATGCTTATATCAATAGTAAAGTTGACACAGGGTTAGATAACTTAGGCGGAGACTTTTCTAATTGGTTACAAACAGCAAAAGTAAGTGAAAAGAAAAAAGTAAATGTACTTGCATATATAAAAGAGCATATGGGACATTTCAAAGCAATGTGGAATGTTGTTACAGCAATTATGCAAGCCAAAGACGATATTATTGCTAAGTTTGATAGTCAAGGTGGAGATGTCAAACAATCAATAGGGGACCAGCCAGGTGGTGAAGGATATGTATTAGCACATCCTAAAGGCGATATTAAATTAGTACCACGTAAAACATTCTCTGCCGCAAATAGAGCAGTAGAAAGATAAGGAAAAACAATGAAAATTACAGACTTACTAGAAGGACCATACGATGTAGATCCAAAACTTATGCCGTATGTAAGAATGGGGCAAAAGATTGCTTCAGCACTTGAGCCAAGCAGTGGCATCAAATGGGAAGACGTAGAGTTTAACAAAGCGGCCGCATTAGGTTCGTCATTTGGAAAACTAGGATCAGCATTTGGACCTAAGACACCAGGCGAAGCATTAAAAGATGCAAACGTAGATGTTGAAATGGCCAAAGCAATTATCGCTAAGGTAAAAGCCGCAGGCGATATTAAACCAGGCGCAGGTGTAAAAGACCCAGAGCCAGAAGAGCCAGAAGAAGAATAAAAAACAATGATGGAATTCATTAAAGACATGCACGAGAGTCGAATGACTCGTAGCACAGGCACACTTAAAAGTCTGACTTATACAGACTGCCGTGAACGTTTGTATCTAAGTGTATTGATATTAGAAGCACTTTATCAATATGCATACTTCAGACGCACAGCAAGTGAGTATGCTAGAAGAACTACAGGCTACGACACATTCAAAGCATATAGGATGAGTGGTACAGATTTGTACAACTTTGCTTATTTTGTTAATGGTGACGAAGATGCTATTAATAAATTAAAAGATCCTGGAGCGGCTAAGGCAATGAGGCAAAGAACAAACTTGCCTATCATGCAACTTAATGGATGGCTTAAAAGTATTGCAAGCGGTGGACTATATTCACAAACTTCATCTTTCCTTATCAAACTTGAAGGTGCATTGCAAATTACTAATACCGACTACAAACTTGTGAGAAGAAATCTTACAAGATATAAATCTCTTAACACAAAAGACAAACAAGATACTATTACAAGGCTACTAATTGCCGCAAGAGCAAAACTACGTAATAGTGATTTAATTGATGACCTTAGTAAACTAGCCGCATCAAACGATCTAGAAACTGCAAGAGTAGCAGACAATGAGCCTACAGTAAGTGTACCAGACATTGGTACTGATGCACGTGACATGAGTTTATATCGTTACATAGTAGGCACAGAGAATGTAATGCGTACTAAAAACTTCTTAGAATTAGCAAAACAGGGCAGAAGTGTACCTGGACAGTTCGTACAAGGCTACGTTCCGGCGGTTAAAATGCTGGATGATATCGTAAAAGCAGGCCCTGCATACATAAATCTCCTAAGAGCACTACATCAGAGAGCAAAAAAGAGCCGTAAATAGGCGTTTTTCTTCCTCTTTGGTAAATACATATAACAACTTCGTAGAGAAAACGAAATTGGTCATTAGAGAAAATATAGGAGAATAAAATGGCATCAGTAGCAAGAGTAAATCAAGACGGTCGTGATCACGGCGTTCAATATTCAACATCAAATGTAACTGCAATCGAAATCGATGCAGGTGTATCATTAGCGGCAAAAGACGGCGTCGACGGAGCATTGGCTCAAATCGTTGGTGAGTTTTCACCATTAATGTACAAGTCAACTGGTACAGCAGGTAAGATCTTTGCAATCATTGACGGACATCACAGTGATGCGGCATCTTTAACTGCACGTTTACAAAACATGGGCACAGTTGATGGCGTAGATCTATCAGGTGAAGTAGTGTTAGTACGTGACTTAGATGCGTTCAGCGCAACATAAGTTTTAATTAACTTTAATATTAAAAGGCTCAGTTTTTACTGGGCCTTTTTTTATGACCGATAAGTACTAACATGAACCGATTTGAATTAACTACATTAGTAGACATCACAAAAACAAATGCACGCCGTGGCGAAGATAAACTAGCCTACGGACAGCAACAAAATTATATGAGTGTTGTACAAACACTTGGACTTAGAACTAACGTAGAAATTTCAGACCCTTTATTTAAGAAACAAAAAGCCGTTGGATTTGGTAGTGACTATGCAACAAAGACTTTAAACGTATGGCGTTGTACTATTACTGTTGAACAAAATGAATCACACAGTATTAAAATGATGGAACAAGATTTTAACTTAATTCCTTTTATTAAAGACCTAAATGAAACTGTTAATTTAAAGGAAGCAGTATTTTGGACATCAGACCCCAAAAAGTGTAATATCTTGTTTAATATTTTGCCTGAAGATGATAAATACTCTATATAAGGCAAACACCAAACAACATTTATAGGCTAACTTAGAGTTTACTAATACCCTTTGAGCAAGGGAAAAAATGGAGAATGTAATGGCAACTGCCTTAGAACGTGAAAACCTAGAAGCACATGTAGACTTATGTGAACAGAGATATAAAAATCTCGAAGGACGTTTAGATAAAATCGAGACAAAAGTCCATCACATTCACGATGATATTACTAAAGGCCAACAATCAATGACAAAAGTCATTATTGGAGCAAGCGGAACTATAGTTGCAGGCTTGCTATCTACAATCGTAGTTATTTTACTAAACCTTTCCTAAACATAAATACAGTATGAACTTAAGAGAACTCATTGCTGACCCCGTGATTGAATCTTTGGACGAAACATTTGACCTAGATGAAAAGCAAATATGGGGACGAAAAGGAAACAAAGCCGTACGCAAGTATAGATGTTCCGGAGGCATTCGGCATGGACGCATTGTTTCATCACCGAGTGCTTGTTTTAAACCTATTAACATGAAAGCAAGATTCACGCTAAAGCGTACTCAGGCTAGAATGGGTAAACGTATTGCTCGTAAATCTAAACGTACTAAACGTATGAATCCAGTTAGTAGAAGAATTAAAGCAATGAACAAAGCGAGACGCTAATGTTATTAAGAGAGTTTTACGCAACTGTTGATAATCATGATGATCTAGATGAAGCAGTACGGGCTATTTGGAGTAAAAGCGGTAGTAAGCAAGTACGCAAATATCGTTGCACAAGTGGAGTGCGTAAAGGTCGTATTGTTGCTAGAGCGGCAACATGTAATAGTCCTATCAATCAAAAAGCAAAACTAACTCTTGCAAAAACAAAACGTAAAAAGCCTAACAAAATTAAAATTGCTACAAGTAAAACCAAACGTTCAAATCCAGCAAGTCGTAGACTGAAGCGTATCAATGTAAGACCTAAGAAAAGGTTTGCAGGCAGAAGGAAAACTTCATGAGGTTTGACGAATTTAATAAAAATGACAAAGGCGAAAGACTAGACCTAATCATTAATGAGAATCCATTAGCAGTAGTAGCACCAGCAATAGGAGCACTAGCAAGAGGAGCGGCAAAAGTGGCGGCACCAATTGTTAAAAAAGGTGCAAAGGAACTAGTCAAGCGTGGTACTCCTGTTGTAAAAGATTTGATTAAAAAAGGTAAAGAGTTATTCAAGCGTGATCCTGACGGTCCTAGTAGTGGCGGACGTAACAATGCTAGAACAGGTGCAAAGCAAACTCCACCAAATGTAACAACTACAGCACCTAAGCAACCACCAACACCGACAGCACCAAGTAGTACTCCGGCACCAGCACCAGCCGCTGGCGCACCACCAAAGATTTCAGCACCACCAAGAATACAACAACCAAAGCCAGGACAAGCACCTAAAGTAAACCCTGGTACACCGGCACCTAGAATAAATCCACAAGCACCTAAGCAACCAGGACAACCACCGGCATTGGCAACACCTAAGCCACCAGCAAGTGCAACAGCACCTAAACCTAATACGCAACCGCCACCAAGATTGGCACAACCTAAACCAGGAACATCAATACCAAAACCACAAACAACACCTAAACCACAAGCACGTACTAATCCTAAACAAGTACCTAAGCCAAAGCAAGCACCAGGTGTTAAGTCAAGAACTGGTGCAGGAACTACAGCGGCTCCTAAAGTTAAAGGACGTGGCGGAATAGGTACAGGTATAGGACTAGGAGCATTAGGAGCATTAGGCATAGCGGCTCTAGGAGGTCGAGGCGGACCAGGTGGAGCAGGTAAAAAAGATGCCGCAGATCAAATAGACACACCGAATTTACCACAAGGTGCAACAGGCAGTCAAGGTACGACAGCAGTAGCACCAAACCAAGTCGCAGGTCCAGGACCTACGCAATCACAAGCGGCCGCAAGCCAACCAGGAGCAGATCCAACTGATCCAAAAGCACAAGCACAACAAGCCAAGATGCAAAAAATGCAAAAGGATGTTGCTAACAAACAAATTAAGGCTAAAAAAGCCGAACTTGACATGCTGAAAAAGCAACTACAGGGTATGAAATGAAACTAAACGAACTAATTACACAGTTTACTATTGCAATGAGTAATGAAGAAGCATCTTTACTTAAAACAATCAAAGGTGTAATGCCGTTTGAAGGGTTTGACGAAAGAGAACAATTCGTTCTTGAAGGGTTAATACGTAAGAGTTTAGTAAGTAAAGTACATAATAATGGTAATATCTTGGTGGTTGCAAATGACGAAAGCCTTAATAAATGAACTAAAAGCCTTGATTGAACAAGGTCTTGAAGATGTTCCTTTTCCGTATGTAAAAGGGAATAGTGTTCGTATAGGTAATATAATAGTTAGATCAGGCAAAAAAGGATGTTTTGTATTTGATATGAAGCACAAGAATGAAATAGCACAAACGTTCAGCAAAACTGCCGCAGTTGCTATTGCTAAAAAACATGCTGAAGGGCATAACGTAGTCAATGAAGTATTAAACATTGATTATGAAATTGAAAAGAATTACAACGATGCACTATTTTTTCAGCATAGTTACAGAGTAACTGACGATGAATTGCGTAAAGAAGTGCTAGAATGTAGGCTAGATATTGCTACAAGCAAAATAGACCAGGGTCGAAGTCGACTTGAGGACTATATATACAATTAGAATGATAAATAACTATAACAAATTCTGCAAGGATATGAACAATGAACATTAGAGAAATTAAAACACCTATTACAGCCGCAACACTTAATGAGAGTCTTGCGAAACGCTATGGCACTAAAATTGATGTTGCCAAATTTACATTACCACAACTAGAAGATGCACGTAACAAAATACGTACTATGCTAAAAGATATTGAAACTAACGAAAGTTTTGATTCAGTAAAAAGCGAAAGTTATCAAAAGTCTAAATTATTTTTAGATGTTCTTAACCAAGCAATTAAAGAAGCACCAGCGATTGTCGAAACAGATGAAGCAGAAGCAGATGTAATTGTTGAAGGTGCAGAAGATAACGCAGAATTAGTTATGGCTTCTAAGGACATGGTAGACCGTGTTACAGGTTGGATGGAAGACACAGCAGAAATGCAAACAGAGTCAATGTTAGAACTTGCAGATGCTATCAGAGACGAACTAGGTTCAGAAAAAGCAGAAGCATTTACTAACGCAGTTAAACCTTCATTAGAAGCAATGTACACTGCAATGGAATCAACACGTGAAGCACTAACAACTGGTGTAGGCATTGTAACAGGCGAAGGCGAAGCAGTAGATACAATGGGTGCAGAAGATCCAGCAGACGATATGGACATGGAGCCAACTGTAGACGCAGAAGAGCCAGCAATGGATCCAGAAACAGGCGAAGCAGAAGATGACTTTGGTGCAGATGCGGCGGCCGCAGGCGGAGAAGAAGAAGCAGGACGTGAAACACGTGAGAGTGTAGAACGTTCACGCAAGATTGGATCGTTACTAGCAGGAAAAAAGTCGTAACTGAGAACGTCGACACGCAAGTGTTGAAAAAGGTCTTAACCGTCCTCAGTAACAAAGACCAAAAAACATTTACATTTGATCAGTTGGACCAACTAATGCAAAACGTTGGCAAATCTCAGTTCAGTTATGATGTATTCCTTCAAGCATACAATGGTGATCCAGCAGTAAAAGAACTTATCAAGAACTTTGACAAAGAAAAAATTACTTTTAAAAGTAGTGAAATGGATGACATTCCACAAGATGCTAAAGAGCCAAAAGCAGATCAAACAGTTTCCTCAATGGCAAAAAGAGCCACAGATTTAGGTTGACAATAGACAATACTTCTAGTATAATTAACTTAAATTAGGAGCATACTTTATGACAACAAGAACTGATGAGGAAATCATCAAACAAATTAAAGAATTAATTGAATCGCATGTTAAGCCTGGCGTTGCAAGTCATGGCGGGAACATCGAATTTCTAGAATATAATAATGGTAGACTTTTACTTGAACTAGGTGGAGCCTGTTCAGGATGTGCAGGTAGCACTATGACACTTAAACTAGGTGTTGAAAATATGATTAAACATTACGTTCCAGAAGTAACTGAAGTAGATGCACAAGACGACCCCTTCAGTAATGTAGATCCTTTTTACAGTGATCCATTTTCTATGCAACATGATTGGGACGAAGTCGATGACTCTAATAACAAATAAATTTGATTACAAACCAATTTCACGCAAACAAGTAAACGGCAAACGTTTATACCAAACTCCTGATGGTGGCGCTGTAGCAAGCGTTACAACAATCTTAGACGCCACTAGCGACAAGACAGGACTTATTGCTTGGCGCAAGCGAGTAGGTGAAACTAAAGCAAGAGAAATTACTACAGAAGCCGCAGGTGTAGGAACAAGAATGCACAAGTATCTTGAAGACTATATTGAGTTTGGCGAATGGCCTACTCCAGGCGGCAATCCTTTTGCTAAAAAAGCACACGCAATGGCTACTCAGGTACGTGACAATGCTTTAAATGATGTTGACGAAATTTGGGGATCAGAAGTTGCTCTTTATATTCCACAAATGTATGCTGGCACTACTGACTTAGTAGGTCAGTACAAAGGCAATCCATGTATTATGGATTTTAAGCAAACAAACAAACCTAAAAAATTAGAATACGTACAGAACTATTTTTTACAATTAGTAGCGTATGCTGAAGCACACAACGAAATTTACGGTACAAATATACGTGAAGGACACATTTTTATGTGTAGTCGCGGTGATGACGGTATGATACTAGGCGGAGAAACATACCAGCAATTTGATGTATGGCCGCATGAATATGACGAATGGCGTACAGAATGGTACAATAGAGTCTATACATATTACGAGAAGTTCGCATAAATATGTATAACAGGAGACAAATATGGCAGTAGTACAAATTAGTCGTATACAAGTTAGACGAGGCAAAAAAGGTGTAGACAATCTACCACAACTTGCTTCAGGTGAACTTGGATGGGCAATCGACACACAAGAATTTTACGTTGGTAACGGTAGCGTTTCAGAAGGTGCACCTGCTGTTGGTAATACAAAAGTTCTTACAGAACATGATAATATTTTTGCATTAGCAGGGCAGTACACATATAGAAATGATAGTGGATTAACAACTGGACCAAGTTCAACGCAACCAATACAAAGAACATTACAATCACGCTTTGATGATACAGTAAGTAGTGCAGACTTTGGCCTAGTTGGAAACGGAACAACTGATGATACTATAGCATTTCAAAGAGCCATTGATCAACTTTATATTAATACAAACAAAACTAATCCATCTAGTAGAGTAACATTAGTAATGTTACCTGGTACTTACAAATTAACTTCAACAATTAATGTTCCGCCATATGCTAAAATTGTTGGCGCAGGTGTAGATAGTACAATTTTAAATACAAGTGCCGCTGAAGCATTTACATTTGTTAACGGCGAAAGTACTCCTGGTTCGTATGCCGCAACAAGTACAAACAGTTTTATAAACCAAGCCAAAAGTATTTTAATATCTAACATGACAGTTAATCAAAGTGTAGCAGGCGTAATGTTTGATATGCATAGTGTTAGAGATAGTAACTTTAGTAATATGAAAATTACTGGTAGTTGGTCTTCAGGCGATGCATTAATTGCTGGACAAAAAGCATTTAGTCTAATAGGCGATAGTGCCGCTGTAATGAGTAACAATAATACATTTGATAACCTAACTATTAAAGGTTGGTCTTATGGTATATACAGTGACTTTGCTATTAATGATTCGTTAATTAGAAACAGTACATTTGATGAATTAGGCTATGGTATTGTACTAGGAGAGAACACAACACTAGGTCAACTAGGACAAGAAACTGGACCTAAAAACTGTAAAGTACAAAACAGTACATTTGACGAAGTGGCACGTAATGCTATTTGGGTTAAAGAAGGTTTAGGAACTGCTAGTATTGGTAATACTTTTAATAGTGTAGGTAATAATAACGGCACTGAAGCAAACAGTAGTTATTCAGTTATCAAATATGATACAACAGGTAACTCAAGTAAAAATGATTTCTTCAAACGTTTTGAAGCACTATCATTTGAACAACAGTATATTGTAAATCAAAAGTTTACACCATTAATCGAAGGTAGTTGTCAGTTTGACATGAATGGTACATCAAGTTTAGAAGTTGTATTCCAATCAGTAGCAAACAGATACTTTAGACTACCAGGCGATTCAAATACAAATTACGAAATTGATTATGTTTATCACAGCACGGCATTTGAAGCACACCGTTCAGGTATACTTTATATTGGTGTTGACTATGACAACGATAACATAATTGTAAGGGACGAGTTCGACTTTACTGGTTCCACAGGACTTGTTACTAACTTTGAACTTACTGCGGCCTTAGTTGATGAAAATGCAGATGCAACTAAAGATACAGTAGAAATTAAAGTGAGTAATGCAACAGCAACTGACGCTGGGACCTTCAAGTTCCACGTAAGATCAAAACGGTAATAAATGAATGATTTAAATTATGAGCAAAGGCTCTCTAGGTGGTCGGCATTTAGAGAAACATTAGAACTCTCTGATGATCCTTTGCAAGACGTAATCGATTATTACAATAAAATACCTACGGTGAGTATTCAAACAGATCCGTATAGCGCCGATACTTGGCCTTCCCCTTGGGAACTAGTTAACGAAAATATGTACTGCGACTTTTGTCGTGTACTAGGAATGTGTTATTCTTTACAGTTAACTGATCGTTTTTCACGGGAGAAATTTGAGATACATATTGGTATAGACAACAAAAAATCAAAGCATTATTATCTGTTAGTGGTAGGAGATAGAGTGCTAGGATTTACACATTCAACGCATGAGCATGTAGACAAGGTTCTCAAAGACTTAGAACCGCAACAGATTCATCACATGCCACCCCTAAACTAAATACCACGTATAATAGATAATGAAACAACAGAACGGAGATAGACAGATGACAAACGGTACCATGATTGTAAAAAGAACCGGTAAAAAAGAACAACTAAACATTGACAAGATCCACTTTGTAGTGCAAGAAGCATGTGAAGGCTTAGCAGGCATAAGTGCAAGTCAAATTGAAATGAATGCAAACTTACAATTTTACGATGGTATGAGTACTAGCGAAATACAAGAAATTTTAATTAGAAGTGCTAATGATTTAATTTCATTAGATGCACCTAACTATCAGTATGCCGCGGCACGTTTATTATCTTATGGTATTAACAAACAAGTTTTTGGTCGTTACGAAAATATTCCGTTCAAAGAAATGATCCAAAAAAATATCGATCGCGGTGTGTATGATCCTGCAATATTAGAATCGTATACTGATACTGAAATTGCTTCATTAGATGCATACATCAAACACAAACGTGATGAAAACTTTACCTACGCAGGATTGCGTCAGGTTGCAGACAAATATCTTGTTCAGGATCGTTCATCAGGTGAAATTTTTGAGACTCCTCAGTTCATGTATATGATGATTGCGGCAACATTGTTTGCTAACTATCCGAAAGAAGATAGAATGTATTATGTAAGGAGATACTACGATGCGACCTCATTATTTAAAATCAATATCCCAACGCCAGTTATGGCAGGCGTCAGGACCCCTGTCAGGCAGTTTGCAAGTTGCGTTCTTGTTGACTCTGACGATACCCTTGATAGCATCTTTGCCAGCGATATGTCTATTGGACGCTATACGGCGCAAAGGGCAGGTATCGGAATCAATGCGGGACGTATCAGAGGCGTCAATGCAAAAATCAGAGGCGGAGAAGTAGCACACACAGGTATTATTCCGTTCCTAAAGAAATTTGAAGCAACAGTACGTTGTTGTACACAAAATGGTGTACGTGGCGGCAGTGCTACTACGCACTTCCCGTTTTGGCATCAAGAGATTAATGACATCCTTGTGCTAAAGAACAACAAAGGTACTGAAGACAATCGTGTACGTAAATTAGATTATTCAATTCAACTTAACAAAACTATGTATGAAAGACTGTTAGCCGGTGGCGACATTACTCTTTTCTCGCCACACGATGTGCCTGGGTTATATGATGCATACTTTGGCGATGCAGATAAATTTAAAGAACTGTATGAATCTTATGAACGTAAGACAAGTATTAAAAAGACAAAAGTATCAGCAATGGATTTGTTTAGTGCGTTGATCAAAGAACGTGCAGAAACAGGACGCATTTATATTATGAATGTTGATCACTGTAATACACACAGTTCTTTTAAAGACAAAGTATACATGAGTAACTTGTGTCAAGAGATTACATTGCCAACTAAACCACTTAATCATATTGATGATGAAGAAGGTGAAATTGCATTATGTATTCTTAGTGCAATTAACGTAGGAACAATTAGAGGTCTTGACGACTTAGAAGAACTATGTGAACTAGCAGTAAGAGCATTAGAAGAAATTATTGATTACCAACGCTATCCAATTAAAGCGGCAGAGAAAAGTACAAAAGCAAGACGTTCATTGGGCGTAGGCTATATTGGTCTTGCACATTATCTTGCTAAAAACAAAGTTAAGTATGATGACAAACAAGCATGGAAACTAGTACATGAACTTACAGAAGCGTTTCAATATTATTTGCTTAAAGCAAGTAACGAATTAGCAAAAGAGCGTGGGGCATGTGAATACTTTAACCGCACTAAATACTCAGACGGCATACTTCCTATTGATACATACAAAAAAGAAGTTGACGATGTTGTAAAGGTAAAGTTAAATTATGATTGGAATACTTTACGCAAGAGCATCAGAGATCACGGCCTTCGACATTCGACATTGTCCGCTCAAATGCCATCAGAGAGCAGTTCCGTTGTGTCGAACGCAACAAACGGAATTGAGCCACCTAGAGGCTACTTGTCCGTTAAGAAGTCCAAGAAAGGGCCTCTTAAGCAGATTGTTCCACAGTATCAAACGCTAAAGAATCATTATACTTTACTTTGGGATATGCCTAATAATACAGGCTATATTAATATTGTAGCAGTTATGCAGAAGTTTTTCGATCAAGCAATTAGTGGTAATTGGTCATATAATCCAACACACTTTGAAAATAATGAAGTTCCGATGAGTCAAATGATTCAAGACCTGCTAAATACCTACAAGTTAGGTTGGAAGACTAGTTACTATCAAAACACTTATGATTATAAAACTGACCCAAGCGAACTAATTGACGAGCCAGCACACAATGTAGGGTGGCACGACAATGTAAAAGAATCTCCAGTTGAGCGTACAGAGTTTAACGGCTCCGACGAGGAGTATGAAGAATATTGTGATGCATGTGCAATTTAGGTTGACACAAAAGTAATATGAATGTATAGTTATTGTAGAAGAAGTAAAAGGAACCAAGATGGCAAAGACTGTTTTTAATAAAGATAAAGTAGATTTCACTAAACAAAATATGTTTTTTGGAGCAGACCAAAATACACAACGTTATGATGTGTTTAAATTTCCTGTGTTTGATAAACTTAACCAAACAATGTTAGGTTATTTTTGGAGACCAGAGGAAGTTAGTTTACAAAAAGATAGAGCAGACTTCGCACAGTTCCGTCCAGAGCAGAAACATATTTTTACTGCTAACCTAAAGTATCAAACATTACTTGACTCAGTTCAAGGACGTGGTCCATGTCTAGCATTTTTGCCACATGTATCTATTCCAGAACTAGAAGGTTGTATTGTTACTTGGGACTTTTTTGAAACGATTCATAGTCGTAGTTATACACACATTATGAAAAATGTTTATGCTGATCCAGCAGAAGTGTTTGACACTATTCTTGATGATGAGAAAATTATTGCAAGAGCAGAAAGTGTTACTAAACACTATGATGCATTTACAGAAGCCGCTGATGCCTTTACACATCGTAAAGAAGGCAGTATGTATGAAGTTAAGAAAAAACTTTATATGGCAATGCAAACTGTAAACATCTTAGAAGGATTACGTTTTTACGTTTCTTTCGCTTGTACCTTTGGTTTTGGAGAACTAAAACTAATGGAAGGTAGTGCTAAGATTATTAGTCTTATCGCTAGAGATGAAGCACAACATTTGGCACTAAGCACACACGTATTAAAACTGTGGGCACAAGGCAAAGACGATCCAGACATGGCTAAGATTGCTAAAGAGTGTCAAGAAGAAGTGTATGACTTGTGGCGTGAATGTGTTGCAGAAGAAAAAGACTGGGCAGAATACTTGTTCAAAGACGGATCAATGATTGGGTTGAATACAACCTTACTACATCAATATGTAGAATACATTGCAAACCGTCGATTGAAAGCACTGGGCATGAATGCAATATTTGATGCTCCGTTAAACACTAACCCGTTGCCTTGGACACAGCATTGGTTAAGTTCATCAGGATTACAAGTTGCACCTCAAGAAACTGAAGTGGAATCATATATCATTGGTGGAATTAAACAGGACGTAGACAAGGACGCACTAAAAGGATTTAGTTTATGATAACTATCTGGGGTAAGCCCGCATGTCCAAGTTGCATGAAAGCAAAAGCGTTATGTGAATCAAGAGACTATAAATATGAATACAAAGAACTAGGCAAAGACTTTACAAGAGAACAAGTCTTTGAAACTTTTCCAAACGCAAAAACATTTCCACAAATTGTAGTAGGTTCCAATAAAGTTGGCGGCTATGAACAGTTTGTGAAATACGTTGAAGATACTAACTATAACGGAACAGGACACACATTATAATATGTTAATCGAAGCACCATATAAGATAGGGGATACCGTATCTTTTAAATTAAGTAGTGGAGAAGAGATTGTTGCTAGACTTGAAGCAGAGTCTGATAAATCTTATACTCTTAACAAGCCAATGGTAATCATTGCACAACAACAAGGACTAGGTCTAGCACCGTTCATGTTTAGTGTACCACCAGACGGCAAATTTAGTCTAACTGCAACATCAGTTAGTTGTCTTGCAAAGACTGAAAAAGGCATTGCGACACAGTACATTGAACGTACTACTGGCATTGCACTACAATAGTGGTTGACAACTACTAAAAAGTAATATATAATAAACACTTAAATAGGAGAAAACTATGACAAATCACGAACAGATTGTACAGGCATTTAATAACTATCTTACAGAATCAGAGACATTCGAAGATAAAAGTGTTAAAGCCGCGGCAACAAGAGCAAGAAAAGCACTAGGCGATCTTGGTAAACTTACTAAGGCACGTAGAGCAGAAATTCAAGATAAAAAGAACGCAATGTAATGAGCGGACAACGGCGCTGGCTTAAAGTTTGGGCTAGAACTGTTGGTATGCCCATAGGCATTGACGATAACGATAAGCCAGAGTTCCTTCCAATTACACAAAAAGATGTAAAGAAGGCACTGGCTTTTCGTACCTTTTGGATTGTATTACATGTGTTTACATGTTGTATGATCATAGCAGGAAACGGAAGGGTCTTAGGGCTTTGGTAAAACCAAATACAAAATTTAATCTCTCTGTTAGAGACATAGAAGTAATCGAACAAGCGTTACGAGCAAAAGCAGGCCGAAGAGGTTTAGCCATTGCTGAAGGCGAAACGTCTCCTCAATTAAAAGCAGAGATGACAGAAATACAAAAACTACTAGGAAGAATACACGACCAAAAGAATTGGTATGTATCTAAAAAATTTACTCCAGGCGGGTAGGCATTATAAATAATGTATGCGATATTTTATTGGGCAGTGTGAATATAAATGGTCCCACGCACATAAGAGCATGGAAGACATGTGGGTTATGCGTGAACTCGGACAAGATTTATGGAAACAATGCAACGAAGACGGATTTCAATTAAAGTACATTAGAAGCAATAGTCAAACATTACCAGGAGACATGTATTGTCGTTGTGACATTTATGTAGATGTCGACGATCACAAGGCAGGTACACTGTTTGCTATAAAATACTCAGAAGTAACAAAGCCAGTTTCTAAAGTTCTATAAACTCTTTTTCTCTATCAAGATATTTGTAATCAATCTTGACAGGATCAAACTTCTCTAAAGCATCGAATATCAATTGCTTATCTAAATCACCGCAGGTGTATACATCAAGTTGTACTAGGCAAGGGGCACCTTCGTCCCAAACATGAATTGCAACATGACTAGTTTCAATAATAGTAACACAAGTCAATCCTCGGTTGCCTTCCATTTCGCAATACTTCGCAAACGGTCCCATCATTATTTTCATACCAATGTCGCGGATTAGATTAGTTGACCAATCGATAATTGTTTGCTCGTACCTTGGCGGGTTGCTTACTTCTGCTCTAACTATCAAATGTTTATGTTGTAACATAATTGGAGATATTTAGTATAATAATGGTTGACAAGAACACCTTTTGACTGTATAAATAATATGTAGACGTTGAAGCAACGTGAACACATACAGGACTCGGGGGCAGTACCCGACGACTCCACCATAACTACACTTGAGCGGTTGGCCTAGTGCAAGTAAGGACTCGAAAGAGAATAGACTTGAGTGTAGTTATGATGGGGTCGAAATAGGATCGACTGGTGTTGTAGTGAAGTGGAGTTTACCGGATGACTGCGTTATTGGTCAAACTTTATAATTGCAAACGACAATTATGCGCCAGAAATGGCATTAGCGGCCTAAGGCTGTTACGGGGTAGTTAGACCTTGTTACCAAACATAGCATTAAAGAGTGTTGCTTAATTGTAACACTCTTTTCTTATAGTACACCAGATTAACGTAGGTTCGTTAGTTTGTAGATAAGTAATATGTGATGTGTAAGACATCAATTTTATAAAAATTTAAGGAAGAAAAATATGCGAATTTTAACAATCGCCACAGCGGGCCTTTTGGCGCTTTCATCAGCAACATTAGCAAACGCAGAAGCAACAGCAGAATTACCAACAGCCGCACCAATCATGACAGGTGCTGTAAACTTGGACTTTGCTGAAACAGCCGCAGGTAAAACTGCAGGCACAATGGGTATCGAATTAGACTTTGATGCTGGAGACATTGCAACAGTCGACTTAGACTTTAAAGCAACAGACGGTAATGCTCTAACACTGGACACATGGACAGTAGGAACTACAATCGGTGCAGTAGGTTTAGCATTTGGTGATGACAACGGTCTATTACCAGAAACAGGTGTAAACACAGCCACTGACGGAACACTAACCGTACCAGCAATGACAGAATCATTAGCATTGTCTTTTGGTGGTGCAAGTGTAGCAGTAGGTCTTACAGATTGGAACACAGATGTAACAGACATCAGTAACATCCAAGGTGCATACACAGTAGATGCAGGTATTGCAGACTTAACAGCAAGTGTGGATCATAACCGTGCAACAAAGAACGAAGTGTTCGGTGGTGCAATTTCAGGGTTGGATCTAGGTTTAGCAACAGCAGGCGGTATGATGACATACGACACAGATGCAGAGCATTTTGCATATGAAGGAACTTTAGCATCAAACGGCATTACAGCATATATTAACGGCGACGAAGACAATAGTCTACAGCATATCGGCGGTGAGTATGTGTACAACATGGCATCAGGTATCGAACTAAGTGCAGGTGTTGATTATGACACAGACGCAGAAGATTGGAAACCAATGGCAGGTATGGCATTTAGTTTCTAAGTAAAACTTATACAAACAAAAAAGGTCGCCTAGTGCGGCCTTTTTTTATGGCTTAAAATAATAAATACGTACATAACCAAGGAGGGTTATGAAATTACATAAAACTTTTGAAGCACACATAACACAGCCAAAAAAGACAAGTCAAGGTAGAAACCACAGTAGAACAAAATTTAGTTCTATGAATAAAAGTAAGAAGAGAAGTTATAAGAAATACAAAGGACAGGGGAAGTAAATGTCAAAAGAAGACAACACAGGTAAGATGGAAGTAGCAGTACGCATCTTAGGCAACGAACTAATAGCACTAAAGATGACTGTAGATGACTTTAAGATTAAATGGTTAATCTATGGAGTAATTACTATCGTAGCATTAGGATGGGCCGCAAGTAGTTTTGGTCCTGCACTATTTGATATGGTCGGCGACAA